GTTTTCAATTGCTTCTTTATATACTTTTTCTTTCTGCAATCCTTCTACTGTTTTTTTAACTGTTAATACTCTCTCATTGACAACGTCCATATACTGAGCAAGTCCTTCTGCCATTACACCTGACCGATTCATGTAACTTTTAAATTTCTTTAGCTTATATAATTCTTCTGACAATCCTGTAATGTGTTTACCAAACTCGTCATGTGTTTTTCCGCCTTCACTAACATGTCTGGCCATTGCCCTTGCACCATTTAAATGTTTAAACGGATACTTAAATCTTTCTCCTTCAGCACTTTCAATATAAATTGCATTGACATGCTGAGTTCGTCCACTAGCAAGTTCCTGATTAATTGCTTGATTGTGCTTTAATGCTAACCTAGCAGTTCCTATATCTTGGTAACTTGTTCTACTTGTTCCATACATTTTTGATTCGGTCATTTTTTCCTCTCCGGAGTCTTTTGCTAAAAATTTATAATCCCTTTTATTTAAGTTGCTCTTAGTTATATCTCTAGTATCAAAGTTCAGTAATCTCTTTTTAGCAAAAAATCTAAGTTCTTTTAAAAAATCATACCAGTTATTTTTTGTAACTTCATCTTGTCCTTCGACAAAGTTATTACTATACATGACGCTTAAATTACTTTCATCTACACTTATACTTATTTTTCCTAAAGACTTTGGGCCCTCTTTATAGTCAAAATCGAAAAAACGTGCTTCCTTAGGATCGTTAGTAACAACACCTTCTGTATTACCTATAGTGACCGTAGGAAATCTTCCACGTATTTTATTAAAGAGTTCTTCGCTTATTAAATCAAGGTTTTTCATATTAATATTTATCAATAATTGGTACTAATGAAGATGGGCATGGGTGGTTCATAATCTTCTGTATCTTCTATGCTTTTAAACGTATTGTATATTCTAGGATCCCAGTCTTGTAATACTCCCATAATTCTAATAACAAGTAATATAGAAGATACTAGATCGTCAGTTTCTCCTGGTTTTGCTCTGTAGGTTGTTCCTGTTGCTACAAATCCTTTTAATTCAGATATAAGAGGTCCAGAGTTTACTTCCATTTTATCATTTTCTATCATGGTTTTTAATTTACTACATGCTGATATTTTTGTGCTATGTGTTGTGTTAAACCCTTTTCTAAACTTTCTTACATGTCCTTTTCTAATAGGTTCGCTTACAAATAAGCCCGGAATATTTTCTTCGCCATAATCACTTATTACTATTAAAGCCGCTTCACCAATAGAATTGTTTTCTACACTCCAATAGATACTATTTGAGTTTCCTGTTTCCTTTTCTATAAAGTCACATATATCTTTTAGTATACGTATTTGTCCTGGTATTGGTGTTGTATTATGTCGCCACTCTCCTACCTGCTTATATGTAGGAAGTTCAAATATCTGAATTGCGGCGTAATCTCCACCTGTACCCATACTAGGATCTAGTCCAATACAATACGTTGCATCTTTTTTAATTTTTCTGTACCAGCGAGTTTGCCCCATATTCATTATTACCTTTTTAGGTTCCATTGTCGCTAGTTTTATACTGTTAATTAATGTTTCGTCGTATACTAAAAATTCACAACCATATTCCCGTCTAAATCTTTCTTCACCAATACGACCAATCTCTGCCTTCTTCCAATCCTCATCTCTATCTGGATGTTCGTCCCAGTTACAGGTAAAACTGTGAAATCCGTTTATGCCTACATCTTGTTCGTTGCCGTGTTCGTCGAACTTTTGTTCAGCTTGTTTCCAAATAGTTGCAAATGTATCTTCGTCTGAATTAGGAGTTGAAGTAATAATTGCACGACCACCTGTTGCTAGTGTAGGTGATATAGAAGTCCAAAATTCGTCTGCAATACTAGGCGCAACAAATGCAAACTCGTCACAGTATAGTAATGATATGGACATACCACGACCTGTATTTCCTGTAGTTGTTGCACTTACAATACGTGATCCATTTTCAAACTCAATACTACCTTTGTTATAGTTTACAACACCTGCCCTAATATGATCTGGACACATTTCATAAACATAACGTACACGTTGCATAATTTCCTGTGCGCCTGTGTACTTGTGGGCCGCAATTAGTATTGTTTGGTCTGGATTAAACATTGCATACCAAGTTAGATATATTGCCGCACAGGTAGTTTTTCCTGTTTGTCTAGGTAGCATGTTAATATTAAATCTATGATTATGGTAACTGGATAGTAGTCTTACTTGATATGTGTAAGGGTCAAATAACAATTTTCCTTGTACAGGATGTTGTATAAATGCAAATGCTTTTGAAAAGTGCAAATATCCATCTTTTGTATTCATACACCTTGCTAGTTCATCGAGTTGTGCTTCTGTAAACGCTTCTCGTTGATTTGCTTTTTTGGTTAATACACCGTCTAAACTTTTGCTCATGTATATATTTAACCAAAAAACAAAGGGTTATTTAGAATTACGAGTACTCAACTCCTGAATAAAAAGGAATATTTCTATTCTTTATTATACTAGATCCTGGCAAATATGTCAAGTCCATAATACAAGCACAAGCAATAACTTTTCCACCTAACGCTTCAACAATATCTATAGCCGCATTCATTGTTCCGCCAGTAGCCATCAAATCATCTATAATAATTACCTTATCATCTTTAGATATTGCATCTGATTTAATTTCTAATGTAGCAGTACTATATTCTAACTGATACTCTTTAGACTCTGTAGGAGGTGGGAGCTTTCCCTTTTTTCTGGCCAAAACTAATGGTCCTCTTGTCCTGTGAGCAAATACACTTGCAAAAATAAATCCTCTTGCATCTAAGCCTACAATTTTATCTACTGGACAATATTTTAACAATTTACTGTAAACAAAATTATTTGCCTCGGCAAAGCCTTCTGGACTTTGGCATAGACTTGCTGTGCATTTAAAGTCTATACCGTCTTTAGGAAAACCTTGATAACTTCTTACATAATCTTTTATCATTAATAACTCTGTGCTAAACGCCACATTAGATATTCTTTGCTTTCGATAGGATCATACTTGTCTGGTTGGTCTGTTAGATTTTTTACTATAGTTCCAGGAGTAGGGTCTACAAAGTGTGGCATGCTGTGTCTAGGAATATGACAATGACTATTTTCAACTCTGTGTCGTGTGCTTTTAAAATAATCATTTGTCCAACGTTGTAACAAGTCTCCGATATTTACAACAACGCCATTCCATACATAAGGAACAGGATGCCATTTTCCATCTAAATCTTCAACTTCTAATCCAGGTACGCTGTCTATCTGCCATAATAGTGTTATAGTTCCGTAATCGCTATGTTCACCAATTCTCATTTGTCTGTCTAATGTAGGCTTCATTGCAGGATAATGTATGACTCTAGTTGTATTGTAAGGCTCTATATGTGCATCTACTAGTGTAGTTCCACTGTCTAGTATTGTATCAAATTTTGCCAAAATATCTAGCGTGAGTCTATCTGCAACGTCTATTGACTGCAATGCAGTTTCTTTAAATCCTTTGATGCTACTAGGCCAAAGATCATCAGGCATACGTGTATTGTTATAGTTAAAACTTTCTTTCATATCTTTAGGAGCAGTTGGATCTACATTTTCCGCACCTACTATACTGTAACCTAAATTGGTCTCTGTTCGGTAACTGTATTTGTTTTTAGTTTCTTGATCTTGTTCAAAGAAACTTCTCATCAAGTCCCACCATACTTTCATAGTGTCCTGATCAGCATCTGAAAGTGCATGTTGGAATACGGCGAAGCCTACCGTTGTATAGGCTTCGCGTATCTCTTCCAGTACTGTATTACTATTGTAATCAATTACTGGTATCATTTTAGTTTGGCACTTTTGCGTCGATGCCTTCAACATAGTATGTCATACTATCTAGATGAGCTCTACTAGCAACCTCACCGTCTTTAAGTTGAAGTTTGCCAGTATTATCTTTTAAAGGACCTGTAAATGCAAAGTAAGTTCCGGCTTCAATAGCGGCTTTAACTTCTTCTGCTTTTGCTCTTACATCATCTGGCATGTTAGTAAACGGTGCCATTCCTACTGCACAACCTGTTGCATCACATTCGCTGATGTCACCAAAGTATGTACCTGTTTCCCAAGTACCATCTAATACTGCACCTACTTTAGCAATATAATAAGGTGACCAGTTATCAATAGTTGCGGTTAACTGTGCTTTAGGAGCAAATCTGTATTGATCACTTGCTTGACCAAAACCAAATATACCTTGCTGTTGTGCAACCTGTATTGGAGCAGGCGAATCTGTATGTTGTGCAATTACATCACAACCTTGGCTAAACAACGCCTTGGCGGCGTCTGCTTCTTTACCTGGATCATACCATGTCATTACCCATACAATATCAATATCAACATCTGGGTTTACACTCTTGGCACCTAAGTAATAAGTGTTAATTTCTCTGATAACTTCAGGAATTGGATATGCGGCAACATAACAAATTTTGTTAGTCTTGGTCATCATACCTGCAATAACGCCCTGCACATGTCTAGCCTGGTACAGTTTTAAACCGTAATTAGCCATGTTATCTGCTGTCTTATAACCAGTTGCATGTTCAAATTTTACATTTGGATATTCTTCTGCCACTTTTAACATACTGTCCATGTAACCAAAAGAAGTTGCAAATATAATATCTACACCCTGCATAGCCATTTGACGCATTACACGAGATGCATCTGGACCATACTTTACGTTCTCAACGTATGTAGTTTCTACTCGATCACCAAAATGTTTTTCGACATCCTGTCTACCAATGTCGTGTCTATAAGTCCAACCGTGATCACCTGTTGGTCCTACATATATAAAGCCTACTTTGACTTTGTCTTTAGGTTCATCAGCAAATGCTGATCCAGTAATTGCTAAAAAAATAGCAAATAGAGTTGAATAAAATAATTTCATGTTTATCTCCTTCCGAGTTGTTATCTTATTTTAAACAGGAGCATTCCACCAATGCTCCCAAGGAAAGTGTATCCAGATATCTTCCGTATCCTTAGCACATTCCTGTACATAATAATGAGGCTTGAATCCACACTCATTATTCCACCAAAGAGATGCAAACCTAACCTCTACTTTCAGTTCAGTTGAACTCTCCATGTGTTCCTTAATTTTTATAAATGTTTCTCCCGAGTCGCATATATCATCTACAATCAATACACGTTCGTCGGTTTTTTTAGGTAAGTAATCTTCCCATTCTGGAAAATCTCTAAGGGAAGTTTTAATTGGCTTGAAAGGTTTCTTAAACCAATGAGACAACATTACTCCGGGGGTCAGTCCTCCCCTAGACAGCCCTACAATAACTTGAGGATCAAACTTGTCTAAAGTTACATGTCTACATAGAGCATTTACATCTCTACGCATCTCGTCCCATTTGTACCAGTGCTTGTGAGGCATTTTTACTTTCTGAAGTTGTCTACATGGTATTTATAATATTAGGAAATTTTGTCAAAAAAATAGGCTCCTTAGGAGCCTATTATACTTGGGGGGATATTATTAAGCTACTGTTATGCTTGAAGCCGCTACTACATCTGTACCTGAAATGTCAATGTCATTAGGTCCAATTGAAGTTGTTGTTGCTCCTGCGTCTTTGCCAATAGTTCTTATTCTAGCTTGTAGTTCACTAGCACTTGAAATATTTGCATCCATTACTAAATGGATAACACCACTGTTATCATTAACAATAAAATATGCTAATGGATTTAATTCTTTTATAATTGCTTCTGCCGCTTCATCTACTGCATCATCTTCTGCACGTAAATCAATTGCTGAGTTTGCGGCATTTTCTACTGTTACTTTGTAGCAATTAGCATTAGGTGAGTACATTGTACCAACCGTGTTTGCCATTGATCCTACTCTTCTTGTTACTACTGCCATTTTTTATCCCCTTATGTTTAAATTCCTAGCTTTGTTTCTTGGTTACTTAGAAATTGATCCATTTTATCTAAGTTACCTTGAAATTTGTTTTGTAAACTTTGGAAATTCTTTTCCAAGTTTTTAAGTGCATCTCTAGCACCCATTTTATTTAGTATCTCTGCGAATCTACGCTTTAATTCTTCATCATTTATTTCTGTAGGCATTTGTATATCACTGCTTTTGCCTGTAAAGGTAGTTAGCTTTTCGATTTCATGTAAACGCATTAAGCATTACCCCATTTTTTTCAGTTTAGCTTGTTGCTCGGCTGTTCTAGCTTCTTTTTCACTCTTATATGTTTTACCACCAAACTCATATCCATTAGCAGTCTTTTTATATGTGAACTTTCCGTATGCTTCTTCCAAACCCTTGGCAAGTTGAGCTCTGTATTTGTCTACTTCTTCATTATGTATTGCAGGATCCTTAGCACGTAAAGCACCCGGTGGTTTTGGTCTATTTAATCCGCCAGCAATATCTCTAGTCATATAATCATCGTCTTTATATTCCTCATCTGGTGAATTATCCCATTCTTCTCCGACATCTTCTTCACCCATTCCGCATGGACTCGGTGAATCCATTGGTCCTTCAGGATCCATCATTTGTATCTTGGATACCATGTCATCATGTTTATCCTTGTACATTGGCATATCACTTACTGGTTCTGCCTTTTCCATTCCTGCGTTTCTAAGAAGTGCAACAAGTTCAGCAACTTCTGTAGAGTTATCGCCGTTCATTGATATGTTCATAGAAGCCGCTTCGTTTACTTTTTTAGTCATGTCGTACTCCTTATTTTCATTTTTTGGAGACCCATCTGGATTATGAGTTGCTCCGTATAGTCTATCCCATCTATCTTGCATCTTGTTTCTTCCGCCTTGGGTTAGTGGTCTAGGTTTTACACTTGCTTTTGGTTGTTTTGTTTTATCTACTGTTTGGTTAGTAGTTGATGCCGCCGCGGCTCCCATTGCTTGTCCATCTTTATAAGCCGCCGCATTTGGATCAGATGTATTAACTTGGTCTTGGCCTTGACTAACTCCTCCGTCTTGATCAACTGCTTGTGATGTAGTAGTGTCTGACGCTTTTGGTTTACCTACTGTACTTCCGTCAGCTTTAGCTGATGCTAAGTTAGCAATCTTATCAAAAATTAATTGTTTAGCTGTACCTATAACTTTACCGTCTTTTTTGTAAAATTCTCCTGGATCTATTTCATCTTCTAAATCAGTATATAGATCGCTCTTGAACTGTGCTAAGTATGATGCTGAAACTGCTTTGTATTGTTGATTTGTTGTTATCTGTTCAAACACCTCAAAAAGTGCAACTTCATCAGTGCCTGCTCCAGTAAAGCCACCTTTCATTGCTTGATAAAGTTTAGCGGCCATTCCTGCTTCGCCGCCAGTTGCTTGGTCAACTTTTTTACTTGTGTTTTTATCTGATTGCTGGCCGTCTTGATCTTTTGCATCTGTTGACCCGTCATCTTTTGCATCTGTTGACCCGTCATCTTTTGCATCTGTTGACCCGTCATCTTTTGCATCACTTGCTGGCTTAGCATCACTGAGAGGAGTTGATAGATCCTCACTACCACTTTCTATGTAACCTTTAATGTCTTTACCGTAAGGTATACCTTGACCGTCTAAAAAGTCCTTAACCATCTGACCTTCAGGCTCAGTTACTTTAGCCATTGTTTGTGTATTTCTTACATAAACTTGCTTGCCGCCACTTATTGATCTTACTCTATCTCTTTTACCAACAGGATCTTTTACAATATAAAAATCACTTTCGCTTTCATCCATTAGTGTATCAATGTAGAACGTTGCTGGAGGCAATCCTAAGTAATCTAATATATCTTGTGGGAGCGGAATAAATCTACCTTTGCCTGCATCTGCATCTTGCCCAGCACCAGTAGCTGATGCTACCCCCTTAGGATCATTTTTAATAACCTGACCCATTAAGTCTTTTACAGACTTAGGTAGTGTCATTTGATATTCTGTATCGTCGAACTTTGCTTTGTGCTTTGCTAACAAGTCTGAATATTCTTTCTGTTCTGCGGCTGATAATGCTTCAAGCAAATTACCACCTTCTAGAATATTCATAAAATATCTAAACTCTTGTGATTCAGCTTTTACTTGTTTGGATAATTCAGCCATTCTCTTTAGATCATCATAAAAAGTAATGACGCCGGGAATGTTACCCATTTTCTCCATTGCACCTATTGTGTTTGGTCCTGCATCACCGTCTTGTTTTGCTCCTAGCATTTCCTGTAAACGCTTCACAGCATCTACAGTACCTTTGCCATACTTTCCATCTATGGACATTTCAATGCCCATATCTTTTAATCTTGATTGTAATTCTTTGATAGCATCTACTTCGTCAGTATCATTGGCAAGTCCGCCTTTACCACTTTTGGCAAACTTTGCTAGAGCACCTCTTGGTGTGCTATCCTTTTTCTTTTTCTCTTTCTCTTTATCAAAGTCGGGATCAGTTATTGCTGGATCTCCATAAACATCTTTGTTAATGTCTTGGGCTGTTTTTTCACCATCTAAGTCTGCTTGTGCTGGATCCACGTCTGCATCTTTTCCTGCGGCTGACTTTGTCGCTTTTGCTTTGTTTGCCGCGGCATCAAAACTTGCTTTTGCTTTTTCTTTTTCAGCGGCTATTGCTATTTCTTTATCATACTTCCATTTATCTACAAGGTCCTGTGCAAAACCTATATTTGCATCATTAATTGTTTTATTTTTTATAGCAGAGTTCATTGCATCAACAATTTGTTGGAGTTCTAATTCTTCTGCATCTGATAACTTTTCTTCATTTAGCTGTTTGTATAGATCACCAAATACAGATCTAAAATCTACATTAGCCATCATTACTTCGCCTTTTTGGGCTTTCTTTAGAAGTTCTTCGTATCTATCTATATACTTCATGATATTATCATCAGTTATAGAAATTCCGCCTGCTTTGTCTGCATCTTTAGCTACATCTGTCTTTATTTCTTTACCAGGTACTTTAGTAGTACCTTTAATTTTTGCATCGTCACCAAAGAATTTCTTTAACTGTTCTACAGTACCATATGTACGAACTTTTACATTATCTTTGTTAATCTTGTCTACATAGGGTGCAGTTCTGTCTATGTTAAAATTACTACGTTTTCCGTTTGATTGTATTCTCCATTCTTTGCCTGGCTTAGAATCTTTTGCTTGAGCATCATCTGCCGCGCCTTTCATTTTTAAATCAATCCTGTATTTTTTTGCAACTTTACCTGGAAGCAACCCTTTATTGTTTTGATCAATAGCATCGTCGTTGTCGCCTCTACCTAATTCATATCTATCAAATTCATCAACATCTGTAGTAATATATCTACCATTGTTCATGAACATGCCTTTTAATCCTAGGCGTTTTGCTATTTTACCAAAATATTGTCTTTCTAAGAAATCATCTGTAACTACAAAGTTTTTTATACCAGTAAATATATTATCATTATCTTTGCCGTCATCCAGTGCAAGTGCCATGTCGAAACCTTTGTTTAACACAGCATCTCTATTAATCATTTTACCTTTGCTGTGTCCTGCAGATCCTCTAAGGACTGTAGCAACAATTTTATCTATCTCTTTATCAAATGTTGCTTCTGTAAGTATTTTGTGCCCTTCAGCAATGGTAATAAAATTTCTCATTATTTACTCCCTATAGGACTTTTGGTGTTTTCAGTATCGCCAATATCTTTTGATTCTCCTGGCTTTACACCTTCAACAGCGTCTATTTCTCTTTCTTTTCTTGCAGTTTCTAATTCTTTGAGTAGGTCCATAATCCTGTTACCACCTACCTTGTCTTGACAATCAGGATCAGCTGATTCCATTTCTTCTGTGGTTAGTTTTGCTTCATATGGTTTTTTCTCTGGATTATCTGGTTGGTATTCTTCAACTGGGTCAAACTCTCCTCTTACAATACAATATCCGTGTGAGCAAGGAATTGAATCACATAAGTACTTCTCTAACAGGTGTGCTGTTACAGGGTAACCTACTTCTGCTTCAAAGTGTGTCACTTGTTGATTTTGTAATTGTGGAAAGTCCAACGGCTTTTCTGAAATTGGCGTTGTTTTCCCTTTTGAAAACCCTATAACTTCATATTTGTTAAGTGCTGTTTCCATTTTGTTTTCGCAATCTTCGGGCAATTCGCCTGCAATGCGTATTTTAAATTTATAAGTCTTTTTAGACTCTGTTAGATATTCTGCAAATTTTTTCATGATACTGATCCTATATTATCTATTTATCCATATTCTTGAGTTTTTCTAATATGCTGTTACGATCTGCAACTATATAACCTTCGCCTTGAACTATTTCACCGTTTGGATTTATGTCTTTATCCAGCTTTTCTTTTTTCAACTGTAGCTCTACCATTTTAAGTTTTTTTTCTAACTTAGCATTTTTTGCATCTAAATTTGTTTTCAGCATTTGCCCTGCTACTTCAAATATCCTACCGCTATATCGAGATTCTACATTCATACCCAAGTCCATAAGGTCTTCGTAAGCATCCATGGATTTTACAGCTACTTCGTCTAGCTCACCATCGCCTAAATCTCCTAATCCTTTTACCTGTGGTAAAGCCGCTTGTATCTTATCAAGTTCCTGTATACTACGTATAGTATCTTCTTGTTCTACAATAGCAGATTCTTTTTTTTCCTCTTTGTCCTGATCAATAATTTCTTTTGAATCAGGTAGATTGAGAAGGTCTTCGAGTTTTTTAGTCATAATAGTTTCCATTAAATACTAGTATTATTTAGTGTTGATAGCGGATCCTCGGCCCATTCTTCTCTGTCAATTTTGACATACCAAGCTCTATAAGGCTTTCCGTAACCTTCAAATTTAGGGTTCCATAAGTATTTACGCATCCACTTATCATATCCTTTGCCTGACCCTGCGTTATTTGTTTTAATAAAAACTCTTTTTACATGTTTAAAAACATCATTAAAGAAAAACACCCAGTCAAATCTTGTTCCTTGTTCTAGGTATTTCTTTGCTGGTCCGGCAGTTGCTAGTGAGTCAAACGTTGTTCTAGTAGCAGTAAACAAATCGTATTTTCCAGGAAACTTCATAGGCTTTCTATTATAGATGTACATAGGATGTACTTTGAGATTTATAATTTCCCAGCACAATGGATATATTTCTCCTTCAAACTCGTCACCTATATCAGTAGCCTCTACTTGAATGCCTTCTTTCATTAACAACCAAGGAAGTAATCCGATTCCGGTACCGACATCGATAGCAGTTTTTATTCCGTCCAAATTACATCTCTGAACAAAGAATTCTTTCTCTTTTAAATAATGATCCCATTTACGTAAAAACTTTGCTCCTACACCATACTTGTCAGGATATCCGTGATTAGTAGTTTCTATGTTTGGATTTCTTAATAATTTTTGTAATATTTCTTCTTTATAGTCTATTATCATTATCTATTACCTCCTTGATGAAATATATCATTTTCAGTAACTACTCTAAAAGTTATCCTATTTTGTCTACACCAATGTCTCGCGGCTTCCCACTTTGCTTGGTTCAATATGTAACTTGCTTTGTTGTGATTACTTCTACCAACCTTTTCTCTCAATGCTTGGTTTGCAGGTTTTACTTCAATACATTCTGCTTTAGGTTTACCATTTCTATCAGTATATGCAATAAAAAAATCTGGTACATACACAGTATGTTTTCCTGTCAGTGGATTTCTATATGGTATCTTAAATGCTTCCGAAGCCCATTGACTAACACTTGGATGCTCGTCGCAAAACCGCATGAAAGCAAATTCCCAACTGCTTCTATATGTTGGCGTTTTTCTACCTGAATATTTTTCGGGATTCTTTAAGGTATATTTGCCTGAAGCAAACCTAGCCATATTACACCACTACGTTTCTACGTTCACCGTACTCAAATGTAGGAGTAATTTTAAAACCTAATGTAGACGATTTGTTTCTTTGGAAGTTTAAAACTTGTGTTACTACTTTACTTAATTGTACTTCGTCAAATCCTTTTAACGTATCTAACAATTGGAATACATTAACTTCATCTAGTTTAGCTTGTGTTAGTAATGCTTGACTTACAGAAATTGCGGCTGTTTTATCAAAATCTCTTTTTGTAAAAAATCCAACAACAGCATCAAAATCATTGGCGGAGAATTCTAATGTTTTATTAAAATAATTATTAAAAAATTCTACTACCCGTTGTTCTGACTTTTTTTCTTTGGGAGGTAACGCTGTATCTTCTGCCATATCAATATCCTTTACTTAGGAAAAATAGTATTTGCAACACCACTAACATCTGATCCACCGATGCCGCCTATGGTGTCTTTCAAAACACTAAATCCTCCTGCTCGTAAACCGCTTGAATTTAAATTTTGTACATTTCCTATTAAGTTTGCACCTGCTAGTATAGCTGATAATGGGCTACTGAATCCTTTACCAGTTCTTGCATAATCAAATAAATCTATACCTGCACCTAGTATTCCGCCTAAGCCTACATTACCACCACCTGCTAGTGTAATTGGACTAGGAGTAGTATCGTAATGTGAAGATTCTCCAAAGCCTTTAGGATCACCATTGGCACCTGCTGTTACAGGTCCACGATCATACCATACTGCTTCATATTTAACTGTCATTTGATTTTGCATAGTTCCACTGCCGTCAGCCATGTCAACTGAATCGTGTGCCCAGTTTTCTATAATTGGATTGACTAATGTATAGGTAGTATATGTATGTCTGGATAGTTGACTAATTTGTATGTTTGTAAAAAAAGGATCTGTAGAATCGTTATCTAAACCGTAACGATATTTGTTTAGCTCTGGTCCAGCATATGTATTATCTCCTGGACTTGCAGAACCAAAAGATGATCCGTCTACTGCTGTTCCTGTAAAACTTCTATTATATGCAACAGGGTATTGTCCATATTGTCCGTCTACAAAGTAGTATCTGTAGTATGCTTCAAGCATAGCAGTTGTTATTCCAAGATTATCGTCATGGAATGTAATATTTACAGGTTCATAGGATATACTTGTTTGTACATTTTTTACACGATTGTATTTTTTTCTAGTATCAACCATCGCAGAAAATTTAGGTAAGTCTGCTGACTTTACTAAAAGTCCTGCTTCTAACTTATGTCTATTTTCAAATGTTGGAAAACTTTTTAATGCTAAATTACCAAATTGGAATGCTACATGAAAAAGGAATTTAGCTTTAGGAGCAAGCCTAAACGAGTCGTCAACAAACGTGCGAGATGCATGACGAAAGTCTGCTAAGTTACCTTTTGGATTTAAAACACCTGATGCTAGGTTATCTAAAAATCCGTTAAAATTAGCCATTAAATAAATCTCCTGTTACTAATATTTATCTTTTGAATTTAAGTGCGTATATAAAGAGAAAGGGGTGCCTAAACACCCCTTCTAATAGATTAGGATTTGTTGCTGTTAGGCTCCAGCGCCTGTAACTAGCGTATTAACTGTTCTACCAACTGCTGTACCAATACCAGTACCTTGTGGTGTTTGAACAGCGTTGTCGTAACGTACAGCAAGTGTTACTGTAACTGGTTCTGTACCTGCTGAATATGCTAAAGTATTGTAGTTTGCACTTTCAAGGTAACAACCATAAAGTTCAAATGTTTCAAGTACAGTTGGTGTATTAGCACCGTTACCACCGTCTAGTATTTCAATTCTTGTTGCGAATTTGTAATCTAAACCTGATGCCGCACTTGATTGCTCGTAAAAGTCAAATTGTTTCTGTAGTTGCTCGCCAACAAGTTTTTGAACATTGTTATTAACATCTTCACGTAAATTAATAGTGATTGGCTCCCAAGTATGTTTACCAGCTAGGTACACTCTTGAGTTGTAAATGTCAATTGTCATTTGATCAAAACTTACGTTTGGTCGAGTAACATCAACTACTTGTTTTGTTAGTTCTGTTGTTGGTGTTGAAACACCAAAGTTTTCTAAAGATAGCCTAAATCTATATTGCATTTTAGGCATTAACAGGCCTTGGTTACTAGCAGAATCGCCGCTTGCCAAAGGCACAGTCATTTTTGATAGTGTTGATATTGCCATTATTTTGCTCCTAATCTAATATTATTTATCATAATTACAGTCCTGCTATTTCTCCAGTATTTTTGAGTCTTAGTGGAATGTATATGAATTCAACTGCCTTGACAGGTTCTACAGCAATATCTAAGTATAACTCATTTCTATCAATTCTTGCCGGAGTATTGTTTGATTCGTCACACACTACTAAGAAGTCATATAATGCTCTTTGACCAACAAGTTCAAGCATCAAACTTTCAGCCGCTTGTTTAATTTCATCTCTAGTAATCTTATCGTTTGGTTCAAACAAGTAAGGTTTTGCAAGTGTATTAAGTTGGCTACGTAGATAAATTACAAGCCTAGCAACATTAATTCTATCTAATGAACTTGCTGTAAGTTGTCTAGTTTTTTGTCCAAAGTTCACTAAACCTGCACCTGTAATGAATGTAATTGGGTTAACATTATTTGCGTATAATGTGTCTCTCAATCCCTCATTAAGTGCAACTGATTTAAATTCGCCTTCTGCTGTAATAAACCCTGTTGAACTTGCGTTTGTAATTCCGCCTCTTCTTGTACCTGCTGGTGCAAACCATGGAAACGAAACTTGATCACTAAGTGCAATAGTTCTAAGCATCATGTGGCTCGGTGGTACTACAACATTTTTACCAAAGTTGTCGCTAGTAAATCCACCTGGATAAAATACTGCTAAGTATGGATCCGATGTTACCAATCCGTTGTCATTATCTTCAACGGCTTTGTTAACATTAGTAGCCCAGTTATTAATATCTGTTGCGTTAGCTTTTAATCTAAACGGTGAATCTCCAACTACAAATGCTGTAAGTCCTCTATCGTAGTTTAGTGATTTCATTTCGCCGATTAGTTCTGGATAACCAGGGCATGCCATCATATTAAAGATTCTTGATTCGTCATCTCTAATATCATCATTACTATTAACCATTGCTTGTAATGATTGTATAATAACTTTACGCTGAGCTTTTCTACCAAAACTACCAGAACCATCTGGTTGATTTGCTGATTCAGTTACCCAACGATCTGCATGATAGCCAGCCATTGACTGGTCGTTAAATCTAGTATTGTTTGTTGCTGTGTTAATATAGTTTCTCTTGTACTTCTTAACATTAAATCCACTTCTTCTTGTATTGAAAAGCAACATGCCTTTTGGATACAATGCTGGATCTGGAGCGTCTGGGTCCATATAGTCACTTGCCATTAAGTCTGCAATAGTTCCTGGTGTGGAAGAGTTTGCTCCTTGTGTATTGTATCTAGCATCAGCAAACAGTATACCTTCGTCTGTTGTTTGGTCTCCTGTATCCATTGCAAACCATCTGTTTGCAATAGGAAGATCAGTTCTATCAGCATTATGTTTGTAAATTTTTGGATAATTTTCTAAGTCTGAAGTGTCAATCCATAAGTCTCCAGTTACTAGTGCAGTTCCGTCACTTTGTAACACTGGCGCTGTTGCAGAAACTGTAGGACCTTCTGGATCTGGAGTTTTTGTGCTATCTGCATTATAAAATGGAGATGCTGTTGAACTCTGTCCACTTGATCCATCATAAACATAACCTACAAACTCACTGCCGTTGTGAACTAAAATATCTGCTTCGTCAACTGTTGAATTGTACCATAGTGTACCTTCAGTAGTTGTAGCAGTAACTTGTGTGTCACTAGCTGTGTAGCTTAATACTCTCCAAGTAGTTGCTTGAAGTTGTAATGGATTTGTTGATCCTGATGTTCCCTGTGCATATTGCAGATTAGGTGTTCCGCTTGTAGCTGAAACATAAGGTGAAAATCCTGCATTTGTTAGTACACTATTTGTATCAACAAATTTCATTTCACCACCTAATGCATGTGATATAACAACAGTATTAGTTGCGGTAACTGTAGCACTAACATTCTCAATATTAGCTGTGTTAATTGCACCTGCTAATACTCCTGCATCACTAACTGCACCTGTATAAGTTGCAGAAACTGTTATTGCCGCGTTAAATGCTAGTTGTGTATTATCTGTTGAAGCTACAGTAAATGTTTTAGTTCCTGAAGAAATGCTTCCTGAAATAATTTTGTTACTTGTAATAACTGTAGGAGCAACACCTTGTCTTCTAAATATTTTAAAAGTACCTAAAGGCTTTGTATCGCCTGCAACATTACTTTGTACATAAAGGTCTCCGGTAAGCATATTTGTTCCACCACCGGTTTTATCCATTTCATAAATTGCTTCTCTATGTGAAGGATAAATTCCAGGGTTTACTGTTTCCCAAAGCTGTGTACTGTTATTCCATTTTTTAACTGAATATTTTGCACCAAGATTGGCTGTGGTTGTTTTGATCCATACAGAACCTGTTGGTCTTGAGTAAGTATCAGCAGTTTTATATTCTGGAATATTTGTATGTTTTGCAATAGTTAATGCTGGCGGATAAAACGTACCAGCAGTTATTCCTAACTCTGTAAGTTTAGTTGAATCGCCACCTATTAGCACATCACCTGCTGTAGTTGAATCTTCAGCGGCACTACCTGTACCGTCACTGTAAATCTCTAACTTACCGTCAACTGCTTCTGCTGTAACTCCTGTAATAGAAAGTCCATTAATTGTAGAAGCAACGTTTGCTACTGTATTAGCTGACGATATTGATACTGATGTACCATTAATACTTATTGAAGCAGTTCCAGCAAATGTTGGATTTGCTACAGAACCTTGTATTGTAGGCCAACTCTTGCACCAAGGATCACTACCTACTAGTACCCATGTACCACTTGTATTTCTGTAAAATACTTTATTTAACGTAGAAGTTGCAACAACAGCATAATCACCAACTTTACCGACTGTGCTGGCAGGGATGTCGCCGGAAAATCCGTTAGTACCTAATGAACCTGTGTTAACAACTTTTGTTGTATCTGTAATTACAATTGGAACCTTGTTTGTAAACACTTGACCTTTGTTTAATACAGAAGCACCGTTCCATTCTTGAACGCCCCATAATGTATTTGCTGTGTCAAGCCAATAAGTTCCATCTGCAGGTGTTGCCGCAGGAGCTGTTGTCGAAGCATCTAGTTGACTTGTGTCAACGTCTGCTCTCACTACATAAGCTCTGTTTGCAATACCTAAATATGAATAAGCCGCTTGTAATCCATACTCGTTTAATTCGCTTCCGTGTATTGGATTATTGCTTGTATCAGTTTTGAAGACCGGATCTCCAAAATTGTCTACTAAATCTCTTTGTGAAGTTAATAAGTACACCTTGCCTGCGTTTGTAGCTAATGTACCTGGTGCTGTTCCTGTACCTGCACCGTTTTTCTTGTTTGCCGCACTAGCGACAAATATCATTGGAAGGGTACCTGGTTCCGCGGGTGTATAGAAACTTTCATCTACTACGCTAACCGATACTCCTGGTGATACTAATCCTGCCATGTTAATCTCCTATCGTGGACGTCATCATTCTACTTGTATTTAGCAAACAAAGTTGAAAACACCCATACAAACCTGCATGAAAAGGGGCGGAAAAGGTGAGCTAAATACAACATGAGACCGATATGTACGTTATGTGTTACTAGACCCGCCGCTATAAATTACAAAAAAAATAATAGAACATACTATAGAAAAAAATGTGAAGTATGTTTAAAACATAGTGGTGCAAACTATGGAACTCCTAGATGGAAACAAGTTGGCTACGAAAAGAAAAACAGTTGCGAAAAATGTGGATATAAAAGTTCTCATTCAGAACAGTTTAATGTATTTCATATAGATGGAAATTTAACTAACTGTAATTATAGTAATTTAAAAACTATCTGTGCTAACTGTCAACGTCTTATACAAAAAAACGGTGTCAGATGGAAACAAGGTGATCTTTTACCAGACTTTTAAGATCTTCAGTAGTTCCGTCGTTTGCTAAAATGTAATCCATTTGTACATTGGCCCAAGCCCATTCAGACTTATGTACATCAGTAGGTTCTTGGCCTAGATCTTTGTACAATCTAAACCAAAGTGGATCAGGACCTCTTCTAACTTGGCATATTCTTCCACCTAACGATCTAATCATTTTAGCTTCATTCTCAAATCGCACGTCTGGAATAACATAGTTTTTATCTTTGTTGTTTAATAATTGTTGTTTTACTAAACTTACCCAGATGCCATCATAAAAACCATTACGCATACAATCAGTACCAAATAGTTGAAGGATAAGGCGCGGTGTAATTTCTTCACTAGTTTCTTTTGTCCAGAATTCGTCTTGTTGTTCTCGCCACTTTCTTGAGTCATCTGTGTCTCCTTCTAACATTTGCCTGTCCCAACCAAACACAGAGCTAACTCCGTCTTTTAGTTTATCTGCAAATGAAAGTTTTTCGTAGCTATGTTCTTCGACTAAAATGTCAGCGACTGTACCTTTTCCTGAGCCAATCAGTCCACAAATACCTATAATCATAGTGAGTCCTTTAATTGTATATATTATACGATATTATAGGGTGTTTGTCAAGTGGTTTTTAACCTATGCTAAATCCGTAGCCCATACCGCCTGGTATTGCTGTAGATACTTCAGACTCTAGTTTTTCCATCTCTTGTTGTGCTTCTGACTTTAGTGTGTCACCATTAAGTTGTCCACCACCTTGTGGTCCAGCTATTGTTGCAAACTTGCTTCTAGCTTCGCCTAACATGTATTTGCATGTTGCTACAGTATAGTCTTTCAACCATTGCTTTGCAAGGTAATCATCTAATAACTGCTCATCTGGTCTGTAATTATAGCAAAATAAAAGTAAATCTTCTTCAGCTCTTGGACGTTGGAGAAGTGTAAGTTTTTTCGTAGTGCTATTCCATT